ATCAAAGTGTTTAGCAGGGTTGTTAATTGAGTAATAGTTATGTTTCCAGAAATAGGCGTACCCGTTGGGTCGTCAACCCCACGAATATAATCACCCGCTGCCGGTGTAAATGTTGGTTCACTACCTTCAAATATATCAGCCATTTTTACCTCTTTTTAATGCGTTCTTTACGCTCTTTTATTATACATGTTGTTATACTAAGTTTATGAAAAAAATCATCTTGCTAATCATTGCTATTTTACTTATTCCGTTTTCAGGAATAAAGACGGTAACCAATAACTATAACCCGTTGACCAATCACATCTATTGCCATGAGTTTATCTGTATTCACGAGGTCGGCCACCTCATTGATTTTAACTCCGGTCTTGTTTCCAGTTCCAAAGAATTTAGAGAATATTTCAAGGATGAAATCTTTTATGGCATAAATGGTTATCCAAATAGAAAGTGGGATAATCCTATTGATATTGTTTCCATTCCTAATGCTATATTCGGATGGGGTGGATGGGTTGAGTTTTACTCCTATAACTTTGAAAAATACTATGGATGCGAGAATATGATGCCAGAATCCATGCACAAGTTTTACGACTTTGAAACGGCTTACAAAGAATTGAAGCAATACGGTTTTGATAATGATAAAATATGTCCGGTTATTCAAGTAATCACACATAACACACCTATCTATGGAAGCCTTGTAATTGGAGACCCGTTAGGAGTTCCAATAGCACCATAAATATTATCAATTAATTTATCTGATGAAGATAGTGTTTTATCTGTAAAATATGTTAAATTCTTTGTTCGTACAGTTGGCGCTTGAAATACTAATCCAGATAAAACCCCAGTTCCGTACGCTCCCTCATTGTAAATAGCAAGAGCTTCTGTTGCTGTAATAATACGATTATAAACACGCGCATCTTTTATTTTTCCTGGAAATAAAAATTCGTTTCCGGTATTTCCTGACGCTCCAATTAATAATTTTCCTAGTTCGTTTCCTATATAAGCGCCACTTGGCGCAACCGTTTCTGTTGTTGTTCCGGCAGTTCCATTAACATAAAAAATAGGGTTAGCGTTTACGTCCTGTGGATTATATGTAGCAATAACATTAATCCATTGATTCAACCCTATCACAATATCTTCTACCCAATTCCCACTTGTAACCGCAAATCCAGTTGCGGATAAACCGAGTACTAAGTTTCCACCGCTCATAATAACAAACATTCTACTTCCACCATATGTATAACGGTTTCCAATTATAATTCCGGCTACCGCTGGATTAGAAAAAGTATAAATCCATGCGCTTACACTCCTATTTACTAAACTTGAAGCATGTTTTAAATATCCATAATCTAAAATATCGTCTACGCTATCAAACTCAATCGCAATAGGCGATAATCCAAGCGTCAAATTATCATACTTTTTTAATATCCAACTAAAAGTTATTAACTCACCTTGATTTATACTGAACTCAATCCCTTGAATAAAGAAATATGAATCTGTATTTAATGCTGTATTGGTTATCTGAATCATATCGCCAATGTCAACATTCAAGAAAGCTATCATTAATTCGTCTGACCTATCGGCTTTAAATTCAATCCTATCCCACTTTGTAGATGGTTGTTTATTTTCGTCAAGAATACTAGCAACTAACTGCGCACCAGGGGCAATGTCTCTTTGATATTGTTGGTCTATTCTGTACTCATTCACGCCATAACTGTTTTGAGAGGTTGTATCTTCTACTGAAAACTCAATCGGATTATCTTGATAGACACCTAACCCGCTCGCGGTTAATACTGTGATATATCCGGCATAACCAGAAGCATTTGTAACTGTCCATTCTGGATATGATGAATAAAATACGGCAGTAGCGGTAAGACTTGCGGATAAATCTGTACCGGTTCCATCTATCAAAGTATTCATCGTCTTTGTAGTAACTGACATTGAAGTTTGAACAGCATTTACTTGCGTACTTGTTGTCTCTGTTGGATTGGTGTAACGTCCCTTGAATGTTTTTGTTTCGCCTGAACCTAACAACATCGGCGAATCAAGCCTATACAACACCTTGTTTGTTGTATCTGTTTTCTTTGGAAATGCGCGGATAGTGGCCTTGTTGATTATGGTTCCGTTGTTTCTATCTTGACTATTTATGTGGCTATCTATAAAAGTATAATCAAACGTATGATTAGTGGCCTCATTCGCCTTTAATTTCCTACCTAAATGATCTACCAAATAACGACCAAGATGATCTATTAAATAACGCGAATTATAGAGCGAAACTGGCAAATTATATGCAGTTGTTGTAACTTTTGAAACCAATCCGTTTCTGGCTAATGCACTCTCAAATACTAAAGTCTCGCCATAAGTGGGATCGCATCTTATATAGAAATACGAACCTTCGGAATTTACAATCTTTTCTAACTCTGTTGACATTTTAGTGCCAGTTGTTACTGTGTCAAATATCGCAGGATAGGTATAACTTCCTGTTTGAATAGAAGTCGCTTGAGGCTGAATCGGTAACGCCGCAATTAGAGCGTTTACAGCAACATCACCCGTTTTGCTTGTTTGAATAGCCGGCGCTGTAAATGGCATATTATAGATATAATCCATAAAATCTAAAATTGTTACACTGCAAGAGTGATTACCAACTGAAACATCATTGGGTTTTATGGTATCAACATGACCTCTAAAGCGCTTATAAGATACTCCTAAATATAATATGCGCATTTCAATTACAGTGCCTTTGCCCCACCCACTTAAAGGACTGGCTGAATCAGGGTCAAATCTCCCATCCTCATTATTTACTGTTAGATTTACATATCCAACACCTGCAAGATTATCTCCAACTCTGTTTGACGCCATTCCTCTAAAACTAGACACGTTAAATCTCTCGTTGTAATAGACGTAACTTGTAATGTCAGTCCAAGTAGTATTTAGATACGCCCACCATGAAATAGTTTTTGTAACCATTATCTACTCACCCGTGAAAGTGCATTTGCAAATGCGCTGGCCATTTGGTCATAATTAGGCTTTACAGATTCTAATAACGCCTTATATTGAGAATCACTCATACCACTTGATTTACCAGACGGCGTAACTTGTACTCTTTCGCCTGATTGAACATTTATAGGATATGAGTCATTCTGATAGCCAGCGGGGACGATCATGTCTAGGCCATTGGCGGCTCCAATAATACCGTTTTCGTTCAAATCTCTATCAAGGGTTAATTCTCTTTGAGCAACTCCACCAGCCCCAGCACCCCCACCCGAACCAGTTACTCCAGATGCACCACTGTAAACATCCCTATGATATGTTGTAATAGTTATGTCTTTTTGATCTGGCATAGACTCAATTGCAGTGGCTACGCCGCCAGCCATGTTTATGACTTTCATCATTTCTTCGCCAGCAGTTTCTGAATAAATACCCCAGTTTATACCCTGTTGTATAAGAGCTTCTGCCTCTTGTGTTGTCAGTCCATTTTGTGCTAATATCTGTTGTGCGTAACTTAGGATTATGCTTCTTGTTGCTAACAGCTTAGCGTCTTCTACTTTTTTAGTGGCTGTTATTCTCTCTTCGGCTGTTAGCGTTTCATCGTTTGCAATTTCTTCTAATGATTTTGAATAGTCCTCATTTATTGAGGTCATTTGTCCGGCAATAGATACCATATTAGAAGCGAGTTTATCCTGAGCGTCTACCATGGCTTGTATTTCTTCTTCTGTTTGTTGGGTTATTTCAGGAATATCTTTTAGTGAATTTCTGTAATTTTCCCATGCGTAAGCAAGTTGTCCAACAGTACCCTGTGCCTCATAAGCTGCCTGAGATTGAATGCCTAATTTCTCATTCATATTTTCAATCCAAACCAAATTCATTGGATTGTTTAGGTTTTTAGAATAATACTCATATCGTTCTTTTTCACGCTTTGATAATTCACCAACTGAGGTTGCTGTATCTAATACGCGCCTTCTATAATCCTCATAAGATATACCAGCCTTTGACATCCACCCAGGCGCGGTTCTTACCATGTCCTCCCAATAGCCATGAACAGTCAATAGTCCATTTAGCGCTTTAGCCGCATCTGATAGCCAAGGGATTAGCCGCTTTCCTATTTCTTCGCCTAGCTCTCCGAAGTTATTTTTTAGTATTGCAACTTGTCCTGAGTAGGTTGTGGCCATAGCCTTAGCCATGCCGCCAACCTCTGTATTTAATTCACCCATAATTATCTTTTGATAACCGGCAACATCACCGGCTTCAAACATTGCATTAGCCATTGATATTTGAGCTTCACTAAACGAGACACCGATTCTTTTCATTGCCGCCATGCCGGACGGGTCGTTTAGCGCTTTACCTAATTGAATAACAGACGATTGCAAATCTTGACCAAAGGCGGCTGACATATTCATAGCCGCTTCCATTGCCTGTGGGAATGTTTCTTTTCCAATCTTTGTGAAAGTCAGCATTAGACTTTCGGCATCCATTATGGCTTCTTCTGAGTTTACGGTTACTTTAGACATTTGAGTGGCGTAACTCATCAAAGCGTCTTTACTCATTCCGGCAGCATAACCAGTAGACTTTAATGCTGTTGAAAGGCGAACCTCTGACTTTTCGGCATCCATAGCCTCATTGATAACGAATTGTAAAGCCTTACCAGCAGCCGCAAAAGCAGCCGCACCCGTGAGGCTTACACCCGTTACAGACTGAAAGCTGTTTTTTAGTCCGGTAAGTTTAGACTTTGAATTAGCCAAACCTTTTTCAAGTTCGGTTGTTTTCGATCCGATGTTATACCAAAGGCTGCCTATTTGACCCATATTACCTTGCCTTTATTTTGCCATCCTCTATAGATATATAGTTTGAAATATCCTGCATGGATAACGACCTCACTTGGTCTAATGTCCATCCTAGTTTTTCAACCATATTCCATTCAAACAATTCTACTGGAGCGGGATTTTCTTTTGGAAATTTTATGTGTAGAAAAACCCGCTCACTTAGTTTGGGTCTGATAGAGGATTGGCTATTTTACCGATTAGCTTTTTGAATAGACGTTTATACTCACCCATAGTCATATCTTTTTCAATCATTTCTTCAATATCCAATCCAGACACTTTAGAAATAATTTTGAATTCTTTTTCCTGGGCGAAGGCAGGATTTTTTAATTCCTGCCATTCTTTGAACGTCAGTTTATCCAGGTCAAATGTAACCTCATCCCCATTTGACAAAGTAAAATCAACCATTAGTTAGTCCCTTCAGCCCTAATCCCATTCTGTTGGAATGAAACACTTGCCACAACTACATCTGCATACGGATAGGTGAACCCTACGCCCTGAGAAATAGCAGGAATTGTATATTTTGGTTTAGTTGATCCAGTGCCTTCAGGTGACCAAATCAAAGTTCCAACCGCGCCCTCAGTAAGAGTAGCAAATGCGGAAGTACCACCGGCGTTGGTTCCTGATTGTAAGAGAGCCTCTAATGTGGCCTGACCGTCCTTAACTGCGGTGAGATATTTCTTGTTTGAATCTGCGCCGCTCGTTTGGTCAATTAAATCAATCGTTGGTGTATAACTAAAGGTCGTTTGATCTCCAGAAATAACCGCCGTGCCACCAGAATGAATCCATTGCACATTAAGTGCCGAACCTGAAAATGAATTTGTACTCATATTCTATACCTTTCTAAAATCGGATTCTATAAAACGCCCCCGCCATATAAACGGGTTCGCCATTACTCAATATTTCTGTGTTCTCAAATTCTGCCTCCCTTGCCGTCCAAAAGTTAGTTCGTCCGCTTATTGTCAATGTCTTACCATGAAGTAAATTGTCTATTTGTGTATCGATGTTTCCCGCTTCGGCTGTACTTCCTTTTGTGTATGCGCGGATAAAATAGATAACGTTCTTTGATCTATTCGGTGTTTGATTTTCTTCACCACCACCTTGAAGATTGAAAACAACATAAGGATATGCGGCTGTACCCGCGTTATCTTTATAAATAGAATTAGTGCCAGCAAGTAAAGCCGTTAGTGCTGTACCCTGTTGTAATGTCGTGTAAATTGCACTCGAAATAGCGTTCATTTTGTCAATTCTTCCCACTCTGTACCGTTGTTATATCTTTGTACGACTTGTTCAACGGCTGGAGTTAGATAGGGTCTTTGTCCTGCTTTTAATACGTTACCTGGTAGTTCTACATATTCTGCATAATTCACACTCGGCCCCACGTTAGCGAATCCTTCGTCTGGTTTAGGATGTTGAATAGTCTCTACGCCATTTCTAGATGACTTTGCCTCTGTACTTGATTTGCTAAATCCACTATCCTTAGATGTTTCGGTATAGATCGAGTTCCTTAGTGCTGTTGTCTCATAAGGTGCTAATTGTTTAGCTAAAACTTCACACTCAAAAGCCATGCGCCTAACAATTCCATCTCTATTAGTCCCTAAGACTTTGGCAATCCGGTCTACTTCTTTGGTATCAATCTTGATACTATCTGTCATACTTTTTCCAATTCAGCACGGACAAATACATTCCACGACCTATCCGAACCACTTACGGCTACGACATTGTATTGATCGGATAAATAAGCAAACCTACTGCCAGGTGTAATAACGGCGTTATACGGTAGTGTCAAGATAGTTTTTTGGTAAGTCTTATATCCACCGCCTTGTAATTGTTCTCTACCATTTG